GACGATGACGTGCCATTCTGATGATGGACGAAGAACTCAAACCTTTATGCTTTCACTCTAGAAAGCAATTTATGGAATGGTTAGCCCTCGCACGATTGGTCAAGGAAACTTGTTCTATCTGTGAGGATTGCACCGATAAATTTGGTTATAAAACACGCATGAAAGAGGAAAACAGATGTCATCAAGCTTTTTGGACACACCCAGACAGAATATTTCGGAGAGTGGTAAAGAAATGAAACTATTTGATTTTTTTAGGGCGCGAGTCCTTGATCCATTAACGAGTCATATGGCAGCAGAAAGCGTTGCTGATGTAGCAAAAGGGCATATGGAAGTTATCTATGCCTGCCTAAAAAGATATGGCCCCCTAGGAAAAGATGGCATAGCAAAGTATTCTGGCCTGCGTAACGATCAGGTCTGGAGGCGATTGCCCGAACTGCAAAAGCTGGGCATGATCGAACTAACTGGAAAAACCGCTAAGTCCAACTCTGGTAGATCAGAGAGGGAGTGGAGGGCTATATGTTAGAAACAGTTCTTTGGGTGGTTTTCCTAATTATGTTTGGTGCAGTAGGAGTCATCGCTACTTTTGTAGCAATCTTCATGCTGTCGGAGGACAAATGAAAATCACCTTAGAGTTTGAAGACCTAGAAGATGCAAAAAGAGCCATCCATGCAGGTGATGCGTGGATAGCCCTATCTGAAATTAGCGAGTTATTAAGATCGCAGCGTAAGCACGATGTTCCTATGGAGCAGACCTTGACCTGCATTCAAGAGATTGTTGCTGACGCTATGCCTTTAATTTACTCCTGATCTTCGTCTTCTTCTTCTTCTTCTTCTAATTCAATCCACTCGTCGAGGTCTTCGTCGTAGTAGTAGCTAATGCCGTCTTCGTCAGTAAAGACTAATTCGTCATCTTCAGCCCAACCACATGCTTCTTGCAACTCAACAAACTCTGCCAACAAAGCTGCTTTAGAAAAATCACTGGTTTCAATAGTGATAGTTTCGCCCCAGCCACCTAATTCGATCTCGACTTTATACATAAAAATCCTTTAAACGTTGATGATTTGACCTCTAAACTCTACCTGCCCATCGTCCCATTTATGAACCAGTTCAGGCCAGAGAAGTCTCCCATCCTTAAATGTCAGAATTGCGAAACCGCTTCTGTGGTTCAAGGGATTGTCTTCCCCGTAACTAAACTGGGGTCCATAAGGTTCTGCCAGTGTACCCGTATCCACACCGAACCTGTTACCGTTATAGTCAGCATAAGGTGTTACTTTTAGGCTGTGTAAATGCCCAGTCACCATCGACTTCCCGCTTGCCGAGGCATTGTTGTGGGTAGCATGGACGCCACCCTTATACCTATGTTTAATGATGACATCGTCTGTTGCCCAACATGTCATGCAGAACTCCCAAGTTGGGAAATGGTCTTCTAATTTAAACCCAAAGGTTTCGGCAAACTGTGGGGCATTGGTCGCTAGACGGGCGTTAAACCGCGCATCGTGGTTACCCCATGTATAGACTAGTCTGACGTTGTGGCGGGCTTCCTTGGCTGTTTCCTCAACTTCTCCAAGGGCTTCCTTACAAGCTTTAAGTTCCTCAATAACACTTGGTTCTTTGCCTGACACACCTGATGGCGGGTGACGGCTAATAGAGGCACCATCCAATGCATCTCCGTTACATATCACTGCTGAGGGCTTAAACTCTTTAATAGCCCATATAAGAGCGTTAAAGGCTGTGGTGCGGATGCCAGGCCAGAAGTGCGCGTCTGAAAAAACAATAACAGTCCCGTTTAATATACCTAGCTGCTTGCGCTCATATGCTGATTGTGGTCTCTCAGGTCTTCCATTGGGGCTTTTGGCTTCTAATAACAGACCATATTTTGTCTCTAAATTGGCTCTACGCCTCTGAAGGGTTCTTATATTACCCCCTATAAGTTTATGTATAGCAGCAGCAGATTGGTGGGTCTTCCACAATTCAATAAACTCAGCATCAGAAATATTGGGGGTTGTCATCACTACTCCAGTTTTAATCGCCAATAAGACGTGTGTGCTGCCATCCAAGGTTTAGTTGGATCAAACATCTTGAAACCACACGCAATAAGAGAATTTGCTGAAGCAGGGTTGTCGTACGTACTTGTAATAACCCAGTTCATTTTGAGAGCTTTTGCTTGTCGGATGCGGACGCGAATAAACTTCTTCTGTAACCCTTGTCCACGCATATCAGGAACAACGCCACAGCGTATAAGGTAACCACAATCAGACCACCAAGGACTAGAAACAAGACCTGCGAAAGCACAATCCACCCCATCCTGAGTAGCAATCCACCAATATCCATGATTTGTGTCATATGGTTTATCAAATGGTAGGCACTTCTTTTGAAGTACCGACAGTCTCGTCTGCACAGAATCGAGCCGCGTATCTACTCGCTGTATTTTCATGGTGCGTATTAGACAAAGGTTATATGACTTATTTATGAATAAGGTCTAGTACCTTGTTTGTCAATAATTAATGCTTGTTTGCGTGGTGTACCAAAAGGATTGGTAGTTACAGATATATGGGTCCATGAATTGAACTCACGAATGATCTGGTCGTACGCTATGCCAGATGCAATTACAGCTTTGACTACTTCATCAGGAGTTACGCCTGGCACTCGAATGTCGGCAGCACATCCAACACGGTGCTGAGAAGTATCCTTAGACCCTACAGCGTCATTAACCTGCTTAGATCTGAAGGCACTGTTAACAATAATAGGTTTACCACCAAGCAATGCCTTAACTTCTTCTAGCATTTCTGCCAAACGTTTAAGGTTGTTGATCTCGGAACTGTTGGGGATATTGTCAAACTCTCTGTGGTCAGTTACCGTAAGTTCTTCAAGGGTGAAATGCTTAGATAAAACCATTTTTTACTCCAATGCAACGGACTTCAAAAATATCAAACTTACCTTTTTGCTTTTCTTCTTCTTGTGCAATTACAGCCTTACATTCTTTTTCGTTTTTGTAAAGTGTTTCAGAAGACATAACATGACACTCGTTTTTTAAACACATAAACAATACGGCTATGTAAATCATATTAGTGTTTATGGCTTGCGCCAAAGTAGTAAGACAAAACCATAACCAAAGCACCATCCAATGTACCTAACACACGGATAATGATTTCACGCATCTCTGTAGGCACTACGTGTGTCAACAAGTGATACTGGATTAAGCCCCATGCAATCACCACCACCAACGCTAGAATGGGTGTTACTGACTTGTTGAGCAGAGGGGTGTTCTCGCTTGTCGCTAGGGCTGCTTCATTCTTACGGGCAGAATCACGGTCAGCAGCATCCAACTTTGCATACTCTAATTCGACTTCTGCAATCTTTTGAGCCGCCTGAGGGTCGCCAGCAATCGCTTTTGCAACGGACTCGACAGAATCGGCAACACCAAATTTAGTAGCCAGAGCGGACACCGCCATCCCACCCAGAGGACCAGCAACAGCAGTTGCCAACGTGGGCGCGATGCCCTTGAGTAATCCAAATAGTTCATTCATTTATTTCTCCAACAAATTTCAGCTTGTTTCTTATAGTAATCAGCACGTTTGTCATGCTCACGCACAAACCAAGACGCACCAATTACCACCACAGCGATAAGTATGGTGACAACTACCATAACAGCAATCTCCCATATCAGTATCCCCATCGCCAATCCCTGTCATACTCAACTAACCAAGTTAAAGACCAAACAAAAATGTACACATAAACTATTGCAATCAGACTAGCTATGTATATATGTACTTTCTCTTTGATCCTTCGTATCTTTTCTTGCCTTTTTAATTGCTCTTGTCTCTCAGCCTCTTGTTGTAGTTTGGTTATTGCTTTGGCTTCTTCAATCAGTTTGTCGCGCTCTGCTTGTATCTCAACCCACAAGTCAGGCATACCCAACTCGTATCTAACCATGTGTTCTAAGTCTTTGTAATACTGCCTGATCTGACGAACGTGCATTACGTTGTCAATAGCCTGCATGGTTACATTCTTGGCCTTACCCTGCTTGGCTAATTCTTTGGTCTCTTCCTGTTTCTTTTTGTAGTCTTCTTCTAACTGGTCTTGACCGTGAAAGAATTTCGAGAGTAGCCCACCGACTTCACCAGCAATACCTGCAACCTCACCGCCAGTCTTCTTGATGTCTTGATAGGCTTGAACTGCCGTCTTGATTCCTTCGTAGGCGAGTTTGCATCCAGCAAAGATGAGGGTTGGTTCAATGGCTTACTTCTTAACTTCTTTGTATATCTGATACAGCTTTAAACCGATCATCAACAAGGTGTATATCAAGGTAGCCCA